TTGCTGGCGCTGTCACCTTCGTTTACGCGGACGGCACGACCGCCGCCGTATACCTGATCGCTGGTCCGATCTACCCTGTTGGCGAAGTCACGAAGGTTATGTCTACCGGCACCGCCGCCACTGGGCTTGTTGGCTGGACGGCCTAACCCATGTCAGTCTGGGGTAAGATCACGGGAGGGGTGAAGAAGATAATTAGGCCTGCGGCCACCTACCTTGCAAACCCACTAGTGGCCCAGGACGTATTCGGGTCTGCTTTTGTGTCGTCTGGCGGGGACGCAAACGCTGGGCTATCAGCTACAGCAGACCCTACTTCGTACGCTAAAGAGAACCCCATGGACCTCTTGGCCTTCAACGCAGCCCTCGTAGCCGGCGCTGCTGGCGGGGCCGTGGCTTATGGCGTGCCGTTGTCGGCCGGAGCAGCGTCAGGTGGCGTTGGGTCACTATCAGCTGGTGGGTTGGCATCAATGACCGCCGTGCCAGGTGGCGTCTTAGCAGGGTCCGCCGCCTATTCGGGTTTGCGAAAGGCTGGATTGAAGGACCAACCCGTGGATGGTGCCGAAATCCCGCCCGACCTTCTGGACATGTACAAGAACGACCCAGCCATGGCAGCGCAATTCATGCGCCAGCGCAAGGCAGCTAGGGCGCTTGGCCGTGCAGGCACCATCAAGGCAAAGGGTGCCCCGTCTCTCGGCGGCGACCAACCCCTCGGCACTCAACTCGCACTGACCGGGGCCTAATGGACTACGGCAAATCACTTCAGGATAAGCTGCTCTACCGCTGGGAGTGCATGAAGACTACCCGTGAATCCTTCGAGGATCACTGGCGCGAAATCGCGGAGTACGTCCTGCCACGATCCTACCGCTGGTTGGATGAGGACAAGTCCAAGCGCGGGCACAAGGCAAATAAGAAGATCCTCGACCCGACGGGAACCCTGTCGCTGCGCGCCATGGAAGCCGCCTTCTCGGCCAGCATCACCCCGGCTTCGCGGCCTTGGAAGAAACTGCAAGTCCGTGGCGATCTGAAAGAGAACTACGGGGTTAAGACGTACCTGGAAGAGACTAGCGACATCATGGATAGCCATATCCTTGATTCCAACTTCTACCAAGAGGCAGGCAAGCTGTATGCTATGACCGGCCTGTTTGGCACGGGCGCGATGCTGATTGAGGAAGACGAGGACGACGATTTCATCTGTGAAACGCTTCCTACCGGGTCGTATTGGCTGGGTATTGACCACCGACGCCGCGTCAATCAGTTTTGCCGTGAGATCGAGATGACGGCCATCCAGATGCAGGAGCAGTTTGGCTACGAAACCCTGAGCACCCGCATGCAGTCGGCTATTGACCGCGGGCAGGGGCACAAGGAAGTCGTTAAGGTTCTGCATTTCATCCACCCGCACGAGGATTACGACGAGGCGCACTGCATGACGTGCCTCCCGTTCATGAGCGTGTACATAGACCCTACGGACAACCGTAAGGATGCGTTTCTGCGCATGGCTGGGTACGAAGATTTCCCCGTTATCGTTCCCCGCTGGAAGTCCATTGGCGACGATGTCTACGGGCTTGAGTGCCCCGGCATGATCGCCCTTCCGCACATCAAAGAGCTTCAGCACATCCGACGCCAGGCGGCTAAGGCCCTGGAGAAGATGGTCAGCCCGCCTACGCAGCGTCCAGAAGGCACGAGCCGCAAGGGCGTGGATATCACCCCGGGCGCTGACAACATCGTCGCCAGCCGAGGCGCGTCGTCTGACGGCATTAAGCCGCTGTACCAGATCCAGTTCGACGTGCAGGGTGCCAACGCCCATATCGAGGATCTGCGGACCCAGATCCGTGAGACGTTCTTCTACAACCTGTTCCTTATGGTCGCCAGCGAGCGCCGTTCTGGAACGAAGGCGCGGGAGATCGACGAGCTTCACGAAGAGAAGATGATTATTCTCTCCACGGTATATGAGCAGTTCTCGCACGAGTTCCTGGACCCGGCCGTCGAGCGGATCTACAACATCCTGAATCGCCGGGGTCGCCTTCCCGTCCCTCCCCCAGAGATGGCGGGCGTGGACTTCGATGTCGAGTACGTCAGCGTTATGGCCAACGCCATGAAGCTCGTCGGCATCGGTAACATGGACCGTGCGCTGGCCATCCTAGGCCAGACGGCATGGGTAGATCCCGCCGTCCTGGACATTGTCAACCTACCTCGGTTCACGACTTCCTACCTCGAACGCCTTGGCATCGACGCCCGCGTCCTGTCCAGCCCGGAAGAGATCAAGTCCAAGCAGGACCAGCGAGCCGAAGCCATGCAGCAGGCCCAGGTGCAACAGCAGGCCACCGTGCAGGCTGATACAGCCAAGGTTCTGTCCGATGCCAAGACTGACGAGGACAACGCCCTTACCGCCCTCCTAGGCCGTACCGTTGGCTAAACCTACCTTTGAGGAAGACCTGGACCGGGTCATGTGCTTAGGCTATGGCCGTAGGTTGCTTGCGCGTATCGTGGAGCAAGGCAACGTCGAGAACACGTTCTCGACGGACCCATACTCTACTGCGTACAACATCGGGTTGAATCAGACGGCCAAGTCGCTAAACACCCTCATGCGAGAGGTCAACTCAGAGGCTTGGTTGATTATGCAACGAGAGATGCTGCAAGATGCTACCGATGATTCCTAAAGAAGACGCATTCCTGCTACGCGCCCAGCTAGCGCAGTCTCACAACAATGAGGCTAAGCTAGAGGTTTACGTTATGCGACTTAAGCGGGAAAACGACGCCCTACGGTCTGAGATCCGAGCATTGCGCGCTGGTTCAGACACAGAGATCATCCGTAAATCAGATGGCAGCTAACACACTAACGAAGCCGTTGAACGCATTAGGCGTTGCCGACTTTACCGGTACGAACTGGCAATTTCTCCCGTTAAAGCCCGGGCAGATTGCCACAGAAGCCGGTATTGGGTTTCTGCGCGATGGCTACGCGGCATCTTCTGTCCCCTTTACTCCCGCATCCGGCATCCCCTCCACCACGGTACAGGCTGCCATCGAGTACGTCTTCACGACCGGTGGCGGTGACGTGTCGTTTACGTCTGTGTCGTCGTCCGCCACCCTGTCGAATCGCTACACTCGGTTTACCGGCTCCACTGTATCCCAGACGCTAACGCTTCCGTCTGGAACATCTGGATTATCGCGCAGTATCCGCAACTCGGCATCTGCCGCAGTTACTGTGGCACGAGCCGGGGCTGATGCGATCGACACCGCCGGGGTTTCTAGCTTTATACTACAGCCGGGCGAGGCGATTGATCTCACGTTTGCTAATACCGGCGCTATTTGGATAATCTTCTAGGGACTTATGACACTCATCCGCAGCATCCGATACGAGGACTCCCCTAACCTAGACGCATTTGCTAGATTGCGCGTGTCCGAGCCTACGCTTCTGATGGACATTAAGCGGGTAGGAAATACGCCCGATAATACAGGCACGACTTCCGTAACTGGAAGCGGATCCGCCACGTATACCACAAACCGAGCTAGCACGTATCTTCAGGTTGGAACCGCTGTCGGCACCGCGATACGACAGAGCCGCGTAAGAGCGATATATCAGCCAGGAAAATCGCTGATGCTATTACAGACGTTCATTATGGCATCCGCTAGGACAAACCTGAATCAGCGGGTAGGCTTGTTTGATCTGAAGAACGGCGTCTTCCTATCCCAGGAAGGAAGCACGCTGTATGCTGTAGTTAGATCCTACGTGACGGGCTCCGCTGTAGATGACAAGGTAGCGCAGAGTAGTTGGAATCTCGATAAACTAGACGGCACTGGCGCAAGCGGAATTACGCTTGATTTGACCAAGCCGCAAATTCTTACAATAGACTTCGAGTGGCTTGGCGTTGGGCGCGTTCGGTTCGGCCTGGTTTTCGCAGGCGTTCCTGTGTATTTTCACCAGTCGCTGCACAGCAACTACAGCGGGTCGTCCGTGTTTATGAGTAACCCAAACCTGCCTACTCGCTGGGAAATAGAGGCTACGGGCACTGTTACTGGAACGCCTATTCTCGAGTCTATCTGCGCCAGCGTCAGCAGCGAAGGAGGGTATCAGAGAACCGGAGCTGATGGTGCCGCAGATACTGACGGAACACCTAAGACGATAGCGTCCGCTGCAAATGCCGAGGTTATAGCGATACGCATGCAGTCCGCGTTTACGGAGTTCTCTACGGCATTCGTTGAGTTTGTGTCGGCGGTCTGCACGTCTAAGGGCGATTTCCGGTGGCGGCTAGTCCGCGACCCCACGGAAACGGCAGCCGGAACCTGGGTTGCTGTGTCTGGGTCGATCATGGAGTTTAACACCACCAGAACCGTCACGATCGACACTGGCCGGGTTATCGGGTCCGGCTTCGTTTCGGACGCGGCTGGCGGTATTACTATAACGAACGAGCCAGTCCTTCGTGCTGGCACAACTCTAGCCGGCGTGACTGATATCTATAGCCTTCAGGTGTACAACACCACTGGTTCATCTGATACGTACCACGGATCCATTAAGTGGAGAGAGCTTTACTAGGTACTTGCAAAGGGCTAAGGAAAGGCTAGTATCCCGCCATGGCGACTATTCCGCACACTTCCTTGCAGCCCGACCGCATCCTAGTTGACCTAGACGGGGTGCGCGTCCGTCGTTGGTCCGGCATGGCTAACGGAGATGTTGGCGAAAGCATCGTCCTTACCAGGTTCAATGACCGTACCGTTCAGATTGGCGGAACATTCGGCGTCGGCGGCACCGTAACCTTCACGGGAAGTAACGACGGATCACAGTGGGACACCATGCGCGATGTGTTTAACGTCGCTATCGGCGCGACTTCAGCGAAACTAATCACCCTAACTGAGGTTCCGGTGTATATACGCCCCGAAGTGACCGGAGACGGCACGACTAGCATTACCGTCACCATCGCTGCCGTTGGGAGAGGTTAATGAATAGTGCAGACGTAGACCAGTTGCGCTCCCTAGCTGCGCTGCTCAAGCCGCTGGCGGAACTCCCAGCTATGCTGGATCGCGCTATGTCGGCGGATCAGGCTGTGCGGGAAGCAGAGATTAGGGCGTCAAAGATCGCGGCAGAGAACCGAGACGCCATGCTTGTAGCTAGCCGGATTCGGGACGAGATCGCTAAGCGGGAACGTCACGCAGATGATCTGCTGGCTTCTGTCGTGTTACGTGTGGCCAGCATCGAAGAAAAGGCTATCGCGGCACGCGATGAGATGCTGGATAAGGCGCAGGACGAAGCGGCCACTACGCGGTCAGACGCGGATCGCTACGCGACCAGCATCCGCACGGAAGCGATAACCATTGACGGCACCATCAAGGCCAAGCGCGCCGAACTGGAGAAGATTGAAGCGAGCATAAAGAAGGCACGCGAGCAGACGAAGAAGCTGCTAGAGTCGTAAATGCCGACGATCAACAGCACCATCGCCTCCGGCCTCGCCAGCGCGAACGCCACCGGGAGCCATGGGCGCGCACCGCTGAACTACGGCGGCAGCCCGTGACCTACTCCTGCACCGGCTCGCAGCTCAACGTCAACGACATGGGCACCGTTGGTGCCCCGATCAACTGGCAGGCTGTAGCGACGGCATGCCGGGTGCAGAACCTATTGGCGAACGCCCCGACGTTCCACATGGTCAACAGTGTGGCGTCGGTGGCATGGTCTGCTGGTGGTGTGTTGCGGTTCAATTTCAAGAATCACAACTTCAAAGTCGGCAACTACATTACAGTCACCGGCTTTACCCCGGCTGGCTACAACGTCATCAACGTCCGTGTCGCCACGGCAGACCCCTACGGCGGTGATCCCTACATCATCACCGATGCAACCGGGATTGTGAATCCCGGCGCGGTCACGGTGTACGGTGGCGTCAATGTCGTCGCTGTCACCGCTACTGCCGCCACCTGGGCCACTGGTGGTGTGTTCACCTTCACCGTTGGCGCGCACACCTTCATCGCTGGTAACTACATCACGACCCAAGGCTTCACCCCAGGTGCCACGGTCAACGCTGGATATAATCGCTACGCCATGCGCGTGGCGTCAGTCAATGCCACGCAGATTATCACAGAAGCGACAGCGGTAGCGAACCCAGGCGCAGCCACGGTGTTCGGCACCGTCAACAGCATGCATGGCATCAACTGGACGACTGATGGGCGATACACGCTCGTCGGCGTCTCGCAGGTGCAGATCCTTGAGGTAAGCGACGTTCTCACCGTTGCCGGTGCCACCGCTGGCTTCAATCTAGCTGGCGTAGCGGTCGAGTCATGTTCGCAGTCGGGCAC